AACTACTATTGTGACGTAAAAGTCCAATCAGACATATTAACTACAGATATTTCGGAATCTAGAGTAGGTGTTAATACACCTGCACCAGCAACAACGTTTCATGCAAATGGAATAGTTAGAGCAGGTGGAACTAACGCTCAATCATATGTTCAAATAGGAGATGATAGTGTATTTCTTTATAACTCTGGTGTTTATAGAGGAAGTTTAGATTTATATCCAAATAGTTCTTCTGGTAATTTATATATAACTGGAGCTAATGGCACGACTGTTTTTTTTGGTGCGCCAACTAGTTGGACAACAAATATAAGTGTTCAAGGTCAAGCAACATTAAATACTATAAATCAAGCTAGTTCAGATACAGATAAGTTTTTAGTATCAGACAGCGGTACAATAAAATATAGAACCGGCGCTGAAGTTAGATCTGATATAGGTGCTGGTACAGGTGATGGCACAGTAACTGGTAGCGGTACAGTAAATCAAATTGCAATTTGGAATGGTACTTCAGAGTTATACGGTGATTCTGGAATGACTTGGAATAGTACATCAAATATACTAACTGTATCAGGTAGATATACTTGTTCGGCTGCTGGTTCAGCATCAGGACCTGTTTATTATTTCGCTGGAAGATCTAACACTGGTATGTATTTTAATTATAGTCCAGAAGAAATTAGATGGTCTATAGCTAGTAATGAAAGAATGGTGCTAGGCGCTTCTCGAATGAAAGTTAATGGAAATATTGAAGTTCCAGATGGTAATATATTCTATACAGATGGAGATGTAGTAAAATTAATGGCTGGTGGTACTGCTGGTGTTAATGTAGAAGTTGATGATTCTAATGGTATTATAACTCTCAGTACAGATACAACATGTTCAGCAGCAGTAACTGCTACTAACTTTATATTATCATCAGATAAAAGATTAAAAGAAAATATCAAAGATTTAAAACCAAAACATTTAGATATAAAATGGAAAAGTTTTGAATTAAAGTCTAAACCAGAAGTATATAGAGCTGGTGTAATAGCTCAAGAACTTGAAAAAACAAATCCAGAGTTTGTTAGAGAAGATAAAGATGGATTAAAGTCTGTAGCTTATATAGATTTATTAATAGCTAAAATTGCTGAATTAGAAGCAAGATTAGAAAAAGCAGGATTATAATGGCAGTGCCAAATACTAATACTTTTTCGCTTCAAGACGTTGTAGATGAATTTACTAAGGTTACGGTGGATGATTTAGTCGATTGTTTTGCTAATGCTCAATCTAATTTTTTTGATCCATCATACGAAGGAAATAAAGATAGATTGTCTAATTTTAGAAACTACGGAGGAGTTTGGGCTGGTCAATTTAATACTATAGTATCTGGTTCTGTGCCAAATTCTACATCATGGAGTAATCAAGTTTTTACTCTATCAGATGATTATATAGGTCACACCGTGCAGGTTGTTTGGCGCTACCAAAGTGGATCAGATTATAGAGGAGATTTACAATTAGGTGGCAATGTAACTTTAGGTGAAACAACTTTTGATCTTGATACCTACAGCGGTACATCTTGGTCTACAAGTAGAGCTAATGAGAGTTCTTATAGTTCTGTTGTTTGGTATCCTATTGCTACAGGTACAACTGCTTTAAGGTGGAACAAAAGAAGCGGATCTGGAACTCCGTCGGGAGGCACTGGTTTAACACCTCCTCCTTATACTGGAGGCGATAGCACTTATTATTATGCAGAAACATCTAGTAATGGATCTCCTAGTAAGTATTTTTGGTTAAGAAGCCCTGTTGTAACAATATCAAGCGGAAATAAAACCATAGACTGGTGGAGGGGTAATTATGGAGCAACAATGGGTAGTTTGAATATTTATATAGACGTAATAACATAAAGAATATGGAATTTAAATGGGGTTATAATTGCAATACAGTAAAAGAAGGCAGAGAATTTAGGTATGAAATACAATGGGTTTTGACTGGATGGGGTCACGGAAAAGTAGCTAATAGATCTGGTTGGTTAAACTCAACACCTGAAGAAATACACGGTGAATTTATAGGTTTTCCTGAAATTATAGATAAAGATTATATAAGTTTTATTAAAACTAGTTTATATGGAAATATAACTAGAATTAAAAACGAAATAAGAGAAGAACTAAGAGAAGAGTAAAAATAAAGAAAAACAAGTAATAATAAATATATACCTGCTCGGTAAAGAGCGTAACCAAATATTAATTAAAAACCAAAACCAATGACAGTTTATTATTCGACTAATTCGTGGAGTAGTCAACCACAACCAAACAAAAACCATTTAAAATTATGGAACCACATTGCAGATAAAGCAAACTGGAGAATTGTTCAGTTACAAAATGGATATTACCAGACTGAATACAAAGACATGCGTAAAGACGACGAATGGGTTGATGTTACAAGGCGTGAAACAATTGAAGCGGCTGAAACATCTATAGATAAAACAATAGAGCATTATTTAAAGAAAATAGATTTTGCAAACGGCCCTAAAGTTGTTAAGACTTTTGAATAAAAATAAATAAAAATTTAATATAATTTAATATAATACAATATGTCAGATAACATAGTTAAAAATCTAAGCTTTGGGCACGAAGCTAAAAAAGAGGTTTTTAAAGGTATAGAAAAATTAGCTAAAGCAGTTAGTTCAACTCTTGGAGCTGGAGGAAGTTGTGTTTTGCTAGAAGATAACTTTGGAAACCCAACAATAACAAAAGACGGTGTAACAGTAGCGGAAAGTGTAGTACTTAGAAACCCAATAGAAAACTTAGGGTGCAACTTGTTAAAACAAGCAGCAAAAAAAACAGTAAAAGAAGCGGGTGATGGTACTACAACCGCAACCGTTTTAGCTCATGCGATATTAGAAGAAGCTGATAAAATAGATTCTAGTATAAACAATAGAGAATTAAAAAAAGGTATAAATGATACTGTTGGTAAAGTAATACAATATTTAGATGATATATCATTACCAGTAAAAGGCAATATGATAAATCAAATAGCTACAATATCAACAAATAATGATAAAGAGCTAGGAAATTTAATAGGAAAAGCTTTTAATTCAGTTGAAAATACTGGTGTTGTTATGATGGAGCAATCTGAGTCTGGTCAAACAGAATTAGAAATTATAGAAGGTGCTCAATACTTTAAAGGTTTAACAAGCCCTCATTTTGTTACAAATAAAATTAAAAATACAGCTGAGTTAAATAATCCTTTAGTTTTATTAATAGAAAATAACGTAGAAAGTATAAGACAAATACAGTCTGTTTTAGAGTATGTTATTAAAAATAATAAACCATTATTAATAATTGCAGACTTAAGCAATGAAGTTTTATCTGCTTTAGCAATGAATAAAACAAAAGGTAACATAAAAGTAAATGTAATAAACGCTCCTGTTTTAGGAGTTAATAGAAAACAAATGCTTGATGATTTAGCTATATTAACAGGGGCTACATTAATAAATGAAGATCTTGGAGATGATATGGATTTAATTCAAGTTGATCATCTTGGTTCTTGTTTAAAATCAATAACAAGCGAAACAGACACAATACTTCAATTTGAAAAACAAAATGAAGATTGTTTAAGTATTACAAATAAAATAAAAAAGCAACTTTTAACTTGTAAAATACCTGATAAAATAATAAGTTTAGAAAAAAGATTAGCAATGCTTTCTGCTAAAATAGCAGTTGTAAAAGTTGGTGCTAATTCTGAAATAGAGTTAAAAGAAAAAATGGATAGAGTCGAAGACGCTATCTGTGCTACAAAAGCCGCTGTCAAAGAAGGTATTGTACCAGGCGGAGGTGTTGCTTTATTAAATGCTTCTCTTTATTTAAAAAGTAAAAATAAAGCTGAAGAAGTATTAATAAAAGCTATAACAGCCCCTTATAAAACAATACTAAAAAATGCTGGACTAAAATTTGAAATTTTTAATAAGAAAGGTTTTGGTTTAGATGTAGTTACAGGAAGTATGGTAAACATGACTAAACAGGGAATTATTGACCCTGTCTTAGTTACTAAAAGCGCTTTAAAAAACGCGGCTTCTGTAGCAACTACTATATTATCTACTGATTGTGTAATAAATAATTTAAGAGTAGATGAAGGCGGTAGGTAGAAACATTATTATTAAAAAGCTTAAAGAAGGAACTACTAAAACGAAAGGTGGTTTGTTATTAGCTGAAAACCATAGAGATGACATTAGATATGTTCAGGCTACAGTTTACTCTGTTGGCGATGAAATACAAGGTTTAAATAAAAATGATGTTATATTGTATGATCGGCACGCTGGTCATAAAATAGAATATGAAAAAAATATATATCACGTTATAAAAATACAAGACGTGGTCGTTGTTTTATGAGAAAGCTTGATGCAGAAGATTTAAAAGAATTAAACCTGCTAAAACATTACCGTATAATACGCAAATGGGCTTGTAAAAACAACGACTTAACAGATGCTGAATTAGAGTTACTTGTATATTTAGACGCTATAGAATATTTTACTAAAAAAGATTTTATAGAAGGTAGTTATTCTTTTAGTTGGAATAATAGAAGATGGAATAAGTTAATAAAAAACAATTGGATTGTTGTTTGGAGAAATAGAAATAGAACTACTCAAAAATATAATATATATAAAGTTTCTTTTAAGTTTAAACAATTAATAAATAGAATTTACAAAATAATGCTAGGTGAAGAAAACATACCAACTAGCGAAAGAAGAAACACTATTATAAAGTGTAAATCATATAGTGATAAAGTTTTAACAAAAGCTATATACAACGTAAATAAAGATAAATATAGATAAAATGGGTTTTAAATCAAGCATGCCTTATTCGTTTAATCCTCAACTAGAAAAACAGGTTGAACTAAGCAGATTTGATAGAGATTTTGGTGTAAAAAATCTTAATGCTAAAATAGCTGGTAGAAACGAAGATATAGTATCTTTCGAAGATTACCAAAAATACGGTGGTAAAGCACCTAGTACAGCTGTTGATAGATATGGTATGCCTGTTTATAAAGGAAAAGACCTAAACAAGCCATATTTTCAGCAACCAGATCACATAAGATATGACGAGGCTAATGTAACTGATTTAGACAGACAGGGTATGGGTTATAAGAAGTACCAAGAAAATCTTGCTTATCAACAACAACAAGCTGATCTAAAAACATATGGTGATGCTGGTAGACCAACTATAATAAATGACACGATGCAAAATACTCAAGAAAACCAAAATATGCTACTAGGTGATTCTAGTCCTTTCAATGACACTACTCAAAATGCAGCCACAGGTATATATGGTAATTTACAAGAAAGAACAGCTGCTGTATCTCCTTTAGCTAAAAAAATAGATCCAAAAGCAATATTTAATGCAGTAGACGCATATAATACAGCTATGAATTTAGGAGGAGCGATAGCAAGTCAAGCACAATCACCAGGTGTAAATAGTTATAACACCAAGTCAAATTCAACGAGTAGTGTTCCACTACCTGGTTTACCAACAAGTTCAACAAAACCATCAACTAATACTGGTTCATATAGCAACCCATTAAATAACCCAGGCGGAACTCAAAACACTATAAATTTAAACACTGGAGGTAATACTCAAAATTCAAAATATTCTTTTTTAGACAATCAAGATTCTTTTAAAATAAGTGATCCTAATCGGAGTTCTTTTTTAGGTACTTATAAAAGAAATACAAAGTCTTTTGATGATAGAATAGCAAAGGCTACTGAGCAAGGTAAAATGAGAAAAGTAGCTAGACTAAAACAAAGACAGGAAAACTTTAATGAAAATCAAAAGCAACAAGGAGGTATAAATATAGGTTTTAGAATGCCTTTTGGTAAAAACAAAAATAAAAAAATAATTTAAAAACAAAATTATGCATCATAGAAAATACGATCCATCAATGGAAAGATTAAAGCCAGGAACAAAAGTAGGTGTTGTAGGTGAAAACGCAATATGGGACGGACCATTAGACCAAGTTGGTAGAGCTCATAAACCAGGAAGTAGTTCAGGAGCTGATCCTATAGAAGTATTAAAGGCTTCATGTGAATGTGGAGCTGGTATGCCTATAACTAAAAGAGCTAAATTAGGATAATGGCAAGTTCACCAATAAAAAAAATTAGTTCAGCATGTAAAGCTGCTGCTAAAAGAAAATTTAAAGTATGGCCTAGCGCTTATGCTTCAGGCTGGGGTGTGCGCTGTACTAAAGCTGGAGGTCCTAGTAAATTTGGTGGTAAAAAGAAAAAATAATGCAAGGATATAAGCAACCCTTTAATTCACCTGTATTAAAAAGATGTTGGCCTGGTTACTCTGCTGTTCCTGGCAAAGATCCATATAGTAAAGGTAGTTGTAAAAAAAATTCACCAGTTAAGAAGAAAAAACAAAAAGGCGGTGGTACAACCAAAACTTGTTTACCAGCTTCTAAAATAAGAAGCATGAGTAAAGAACAAAGACAAAAGCTAGTTAACTCTAAAAAAGCAGCTGGAGCCAAAGGTAAATATAAAAGATCATCAAAAACAAACGTAAAAGGAGCTCGTAAAAAAGGAGCTACATTACGTGACTGGTTTGAAAAAGAAGACTGGAGAAGAGTAGATGATCCAAGTAAAAAATGTGGAGAATAATATGACTTGGTTAAAAAGAATAAAAGAATCATCATCAATAGAATCACCGTTACATAAAAACGAGCCAAGAAAAACTACTAAGGGTAAAGGTAGAAATTTTAGAACTACTAAAGAAGGCGCTGGTATGACAGAAAAAGGCGTTAAAGAGTATAGAAAAAAAAATCCTGGTAGTAAACTTAAAACAGCTGTAACAGGTAAAGTAAAACCTGGCAGCAAAGATGCTAAAAGAAGAAAATCATTCTGCGCTAGATCCAAAGGTTGGACAGGCGAAAGAGGTAAAGCAGCGCGTAGACGCTGGAAATGTTAAAATAAAAAATTATGCCATCACCAATTAAAAATCATCACGACAAAAAAAATATATTGCAAGACGACGGGTCTTCAATAAAAGTATCATCAAGCGATCTACAAAAAAGAGGAGTAGACGCTATTAAAAGTCAAATGTTACAAAACAATCCTCCTGGTAGTAAAGGTAGAAGAGCTGTTTATGACAAACTTGACTGGAAATATGATAATACAATACCAAAAACTTTTTCAGAAAAAGTTAGTGACTTTACTAGTGATGCTAAAAAGTTTGTTAATAAAAACAAATTTAAAATCGCAGATGCTGCGACAGGTGGATTACTTGGCATTGGTAAAAGCATAATAGACAAACTCAAACAATAACAACAACAATAACAAAAACAAAACCAAAATGGGAAATTATTCAGGAAATCATCCGAGATATTCTTCGGGTCAAAAATATGATGCTAGAGAAGCTTACAATAAAGACCTTACTGCTAAAGCTAGACTGCATTATTTAGAAAATAGTGAACACGACAAACACTCTCATCCAGCAAAAAAGCACTGTGTTGCTAAAATGTACGGAGAGCCAGCTGCTAAAATGTATGGAGATCCAGCACCTAAAGTAGCTGTAAAAGACATGCCAGACGCTCAAAGAAAAGCTGTAATGGCTAGCAAAGCTGAGGCTGCTGCTAAAATGGAGCACGCTCCTAAAAACTTAGGCTTTATAAAAGCTGAAACTTTAAAGAAAGATCCAAACGCAAAAACAATGCAAGTAGATGGAGAAACTTTTCCTATAAAAAACCTAGCTGATTCAGACGATATTAAAGATATGTCTGGAGCTTATAATGCTATGGGTGATGCAAACGATCCAGCTATGATGAAAGGAGATCCTATCATGCTTAAAAAGATTCATGCGTTAAAAATGAAAGTCGATAAAGGACTTAAATTTGGATTAAAAGGATAACAGTAGGGAACTGTAAAACCCAAGTCAAACAAATTCATTAACACAAACAAAAACAAAAACAAAATGGCAAAATTCATTAAATTTAATATTGTTGACACTAGCACACCTGCAAATCAAAAAGCACACTTACTAGATGTTGATAATATCGGGGACATTTCTTACGATGGAACAAACAAAGTAAGTATTGTATTAAGATCACCAGCTGGTGGAAACTCACAAGCTGCAGGGATTGCTGGAAGAGTTGTAGAAATAGAAGTATCTAAAGCTAAAGGTGCGCTAACTAATCCAACAATCACTAATGGTTCAGCTGCTCCTGATCAGGCTATTGTAAAAGCTATGACTGCTAATCCAGGTGGTGTTGCTGCTACAGCTCAATTAGGTAAAGACGAGTCTGCTAGTCCAGCACAAATGTACTGGCACTCATGGGCCGTTGTAACTGATACAACTGTATAAAAACTAACCATCAATTAAATATATCCTCGCGGCTTAACTGTCGCGGGGTTTATTTATAAAAAAACTAATATATGGGTTCACCTATAAAACACTGTTGGAGTTCTTTAATGCATAGTCCTGAGTGGAACAAAGCAAGAAAAAGATCTGGCGCTGGAACTGGAAATGACGCTTCTTTAAAAGCAGCTAAAAGCAAAAGAACTTCTCCTTTAAAAATGGGTTTTAAAATGAAAGGATCACCATATAATGAAGAAAATTCTAACACACCTATAATGCACGTAGATATGGGTGATGATACTTTAGGTATGGCTACTAACAATGGTAGTATACTTATAAATAAAGACATTAAAGATCCAAAGCAAAAACAAGATGTCATAGATCATGAAATGGTGCATATTAAACAAATAAAAGATGGTAGGCTAAGTTATGATGACGATAATGTTTATTGGGAAGGTAAAACGTATTCAAGAGATGATATGAATGAAGGTGCAAAAAATTTACCTTGGGAAAAAGAAGCTTATCAAAAAACTAAAAATGCTTAATTATGGGACTTAAAAAAAATTATTTCGGAAAACTAAGAAGTTCTAGTCCTGTTAAAATGCATGAAGGTAAACCTCATAGCAAAAAAGATGGTCAACAAATAGTTGATGATTTAGAATATAAAACTCAATCAGAGAGAGGTATGTCAGATGCAGAATATGCTAAATACTTTGGAGAAGGTTCGATACATAGACCAAATCTTGATGAAGTGGTAGTAAGATCAGATGTAGATTATAATCAATATCCTTTATTTGATGAACTTTCTGATCAACAAAAAGAATATTTTAATGACTCAGGGGCAATTGGCAGAGGTGTTAGAAGAAGAGCTCAAACAAGCGAAGGTTTAGCTGGTGATGTCACAGATATGGTAACAGGTATGTTAGTAGATCAGCCTTTAGCGGTGCTACAAACTCCTCAATCACTTATGGTTGAAGGTATAGAAGCTTTGAGAGGAAATCCTTACAACTTTGCAGATGCTCTTTCACCTGGATCACAAAGACTACCATCTGAAACAATGGGTTTTGAAGATAAACCTGGATGGGATTTAGGAGGTTCTTTAAATACAGCTATGGATATAGTAGCAGATCCAACTAATTTAATCGGAGCTGGATTACTAACTAAAGGTTACAAAGGAGCTAAAGCAGTAAAAGGACTAGCAAACAAAGCAGATGATTTAGTTTATAGTTTGGCTGCAAAAGGAGACGAAGCTGCTAGTGCGGCTAGTAAATTACCAGAATCACCAGGTATATTTGGAAGATTTAATCCAAAAACTAGAGAATCTATGTATAATACTCTTGAAGATTTAAGTAAAAACGCTGAGGTTAGTAAGTTTGAAAGATTAAAAACAATGGAGCGATTAAATACGCCTGAAGGTCGAAAAAGATTATATGATCAAGAGCTAGGTTATTTACAGGGTGAAATGGAAAAATTAAGAAAAACATTGCAAAACCCAAAAGCACAAGCTCATCCATTTATAAGAAAACAAACACCTGGTAATGAATTTTTAGAAATTGAACAAAACGTTTTAGGTGGTCTTGGCACAAAAACAAAAAAACTATTTGATGCTGACTTAGCTGAACAAGCACAAAAAAATGTTGATTTTAGAATACAAGAAATTTCTAGACCTAATTTAAATGAAAGGGCAGCTGAGGCTATAAAAGGAGGAAAATTAAATTACAGCCAAGCAGAAGACATATTATATAATTCTGTTCCTCAAAAATATTTAGATTCCAATGCTACTTTTGGTGGTTTTAAACAAGCTAATGATGTTAATAGATTTTCATTACAAGGCGTTCAAAATGCTTCTCAATTAAATAAAGGTAATTTTATTTTAGGAAATAAAAATCTGCCTAAACCAAAAACAACTTATGCTCACGAGCAACAACACGGTTTTCAAGTTGGTAGAACAACACCTCTTGACAAAGATTTATCTAGTGGTATTAAACCTAACAAAGAGGTTTTAGATTATAACAAAAAATATGATGATCTGCTATCTGCAAGAGATAATATAAGTGCTTATAGCGATAATTTTGTTGAAAAATACAAAGCAGCAGATTCAAAACTTAAAGATCTTGTAGCAAATAAACCAGCATCAGTCATAGATTACAATTATTTTAAATATGGCGGAAGTGGAAACATGGAGCCTAGAGCTTTTGCAGGAGAATTAAGACAATCCTTGCTTGATCAAGGTTTTATAAAAAATCCTTATGATAAAATAACTCCACAGATTTTATCTAAAGCTAAAAATTATTTTGATAAAAATCCAGCAATTCAAGCCGTGTTAAAAAGTGGTGGTAGAGATGTAAACGTAAGTGGTACTAGAATTCTTGATTTTATGGATAAATCTAAAAGTAATTTTTCTTCATTAGCTAAATCAATGAATAAATTACCAGCTATTACGGGCGGTTTATTTAGTGGTAAAATGGTTTTTAGTGGAGATAAAAATAAGTAAATCGTAATTAATCAAAATAACATGTAACTATTTATATATAGATTATATATAAATAATTAAATTAAATGTTATGTTAAAAAATTTAAAATTAGACTTTACTAATATGCTCTACGGGCTCGGAGCTGCAGTCGTTATTTTAGGAGCTCTTGCTAAAATTCAGCACTGGCCATACGGCTCATTATTGTTGACAATAGGTATGATAACAGAAGCTATTGTTTTCGCTTATTCTGCATTCGAGACAACTAAAGATACAAACGATAACTCACATGTAGTTTATGAACCTTATGACACTAGTGAAATAGTTAAAGCTCAAAAAGAATATGCTAATAAAATACAGAAAGCTGTTGAGAATATTAATTTAATAAATAAATCACATGCTGCTCATTTAAAACTTAGTAAGTCATCTGTAAAAGCTTACGAAGATATAAATAAAAATTCTGTATCTTTAGCAAAAAACACATTCGATATAAATAAAATTTATCAATCAATACTAAAGGTAATTAAAAAATAATGCCAGATAATAAAAAGAAGTTTAAAGATACAAAAGTCGGTCAGTTTTTATTAGGAACTGCGCCTAAGCTAGTTGATGGTATATCTGATGTTTTACCAGATCAAGGCTTATTAGGTGTAGTTAAAAACTTAATAAAAAAAGAAGATCCTGTAATTTTACCACCAGAAGATAAAGAAAAAGCTTTAAAGTTATTAGAGCAAGACATGGTAGAAATGCAAGAAATATCTAAGCGTTGGGCTAGTGATATGAAATCAGATTCATGGTTATCTAAAAACACACGCCCTATGACTCTTATATTTTTAACTATATCTTTAATAATTTTAATAGTTCTTGAAAGCTCTAATATACAGTTTGATGTTGATAGCGGTTGGGTTGATCTATTAAAATCTCTTTTAATTACAGTTTACGTGGCTTATTTTGGTTCACGAGGTGCAGAAAAATTTAAAACAATAAGTAAAAAATAAAAAAAATGTCAAAATTTATAACTAATGATGGTATTGTAGGTAAAGCAATGCCTTTAACGGGTTTAGTAGGAGCCCCAAATCCTTTACCAGCTTGGGTTTTTGAAAACCAAACCGGAACATTAGGAACTTTTTTAAATAGTTCTGTACTTTACGTTGGTGTAAGCGGTGATGTTAGTGTTATATTACCTGGTACTAATTTAAGTTCTGTAAAAGCTCTTTCAATCACAAATGGAGGCAGTGGTTACAGTAATGGTACAGGTGTTGCAACAACAACATCTGGTGATGGATTAGGTTTAACTGTAAACACAACAGTAACTTCTAACGTAATAACTGCTGTAGCAATAAATGCTGCAGGATCAGGTTACAATGTAAATGATATTGTAACAGTAAGTGGTGGTGGTGGAAATGCCACTCTACAAATTACAGCCGTAAACGATGGTGTTCCTGTAGCTGCACAAGCTATAACTTTTAAAAACGTTCCAGCGGGTAGTATACTACCTGTAGCTGTTGACTATGTTACTGCTCTAAACACTGTTGCAGCTGGTGACATAATTGTATGTAAATAATAAAAAAATATATTAATCAAATTTAATTAAATCATGGCAAAAGCAAAAAAAATAAAAAAAGAAGAATTAGAACTTGTTAATGAACAACAAAATAAGTTAAATGAATTGTTGAAACATTTAGGTATTTTAGATGTTGAAAAAATAAATACGCATAGCGTTATTAAAAAATTAAGCGATGAAATACAAGAAACTAAAGAACAGTTAGAAAAAACTTATGGTTCTGTTAACATAGATTTACAAACTGGTAAAATATCTGAAATTACTAAACAAGATGTTGAGTAATATTAGAAAAATAAGCATTGGATCTGATTATAAAAACGACGCAATGCATTATTCAGTAGGACAACAAGTTTACGGTGGTCACGAAATATCACATATACTTCTTGACGAAAACGATAATTCCTATAATATTCATATAAAGAAAAACAACGAGGTATTGCCATGGAAGAAGTTTAATTCTAACATGGCTATATCAGTTGAGTACGATTTAGAGTATTAATGAAAAGTCTATATGATTTTATAGTAAAACCATTTGGTAAAGAATATTCTAATAGCATAAAGGTAGATGATAAAGAATTAGTATTAAATACTAAGGTTGAAAACTGGAAGTTTGTTAATAGAATAGCCGAGGTTATAGAAACACCTAAAGCTTTTAAAACACCTATAAGAAAAGGTGATTTAATAATAGTTCATCAAAATGTGTTTAGAACATTTTACGGTATGAAAGGTGTTAAGAAAAAAAGCAGATCATATTTTAAAAATGATTTGTATTTTTGTAGCTTAGACCAAATATATCTTTATAAAAACAATAATGGTTATCACTCGTTTGGTGATAGATGTTTTGTTAAACCGATAATAAATAAAGATAAATTAAGCAACAAAAAAGAACAAGCCCTTATAGGTATACTAAAATATAGTAATAACTCATTAGAAGCGCTTAATATTAATCCTGGTGATGTTGTAGGTTTTACACCTAACAGCGAATGGGATTTTATTATTGAAAATGAAAGAGTTTATTGTATGAAATCAAATGATATTGTAATTAAATATGAGCACAAAGGAAACGAAGAAGAATATAATCCAAGCTGGGCGCGTAGCTGTTGAAGAACTTATAAAGGTTGCTAAAGAACCTATTGTAGATTCAGACGATGATATATCTGCAGACAGACTTAAAAATGCTGCAGCAACAAAAAAATTAGCAATATTCGATGCTTTTGAAATATTACAACGTTTACAAGAAGAAGAGGATATGTTAAACGAAAAACCAAAAGAAGTTAAAAAAGAAAGAACTTTTGCTGGTTTTGCTGAAGGTAGATCTAAAAATGTATAATCAAACTTTATATAAAATACTAGAAGATCATATTCCAAGTAAAGTTTTAAAAAGAAATAATAAAAACAGTAGTTGGGAATATGGTTATAACGAAGAACACGATGTTGTAGTTATAAGTAAAACTGGTAAAATAGGTCAAGTTTATGAGATACAAAACTTAAAAATAGCTTTACCAAAAAAAGAAAATATATATAAGTTTGATAACAATAAGTGGACACAATTTGAATATCCAAAAGAGTTAGATAGAATTAAATCTACTTTTGATTGGAAACAATATCCACTAGATTTTAAAGAAAAGTGGTATGATTACATCGATAATGAGTTTACTCGTAGGGAGAAAGGTTTTTGGTTTTATAACAAAGACATTCCTACTTATATTACTGGTACTCATTACATGTACTTGCAGTGGAGTAAGATTGATGTCGGGGCACCAGACTTTCGGGAGTCAAATAGATTATTCTTCATTTTCTGGGAAGCTTGTAAAGCCGATGATAGATGTTACGGACTGTGCTACCTTAAGAACAGACGTTCTGGGTTTTCCTTTATGGCGTCAGGAGAGGTGGTTAACTTGGCAACCATATCATCTGACTCTAGATATGGTATATTATCAAAGTCCGGTCCTGATGCTAAAAAGATGTTCACAGACAAGGTGGTACCCATATCGGTTAATTACCCCTTCTTTTTCAAGCCGACCCAGGACGGTATGGACCGCCCAAAGACCGAGCTTGCCTACCGTGTACCAGCCTCCAAGTTTACCCGTAGAAAGCTCACCGCTGCCTACGACGAAACCGAGGACGAATTACAGGGATTGGACACCACGATCGACTGGAAGAATACCGGCGACAACTCCTACGATGGGGAAAAACTTAAACTCCTCGTCCATGATGAAAGCGGTAAATGGGAAAAGCCGAACAACATCCTCAACAACTGGAGGGTTACGAAAACCACGTTAAGATTAGGTGGTAGAATTATAGGTAAGTGTATGATGGGATCAACTAGTAATGCACTTGACAAAGGTGGTAATAACTTTAAAAAACTATATTATGATTCGAACGTCAAAGAAAGAAACGCCAATGGAGAGACTCGCTCAGGATTATATTCTTTGTTCATACCTATGGAATGGAACTACGAAGGATACATTGATTCTTATGGCTTACCTGTCTTCGAAACTCCAATCGAAAATACAGAGGGTCCGCACGGAAGAAAAATAAAAATAGGTGTACTAGAATATTGGCAAAACGAAGTTGATGGTTTAAAAAAAGATCAAGAAGGTTTAAATGAATTTTATAGACAGTTTCCAAGAACAGAACAACATGCGTTTAGAGACGAAGCTAAACAATCTTTATTTAACTTAACTAAAATATACGAACAAATAGATTATAACGAAGATTTTAGAACAAACACTTTTGTTACAAAAGGATCGTTTCAATGGCAAAATGGTGTTAAAGATACTAAGGTTTTATTTGTTCCTAATGATTCAGGTAGATTTAGTGTAACTTGGGTTCCACCTTTAAATTTACAAAATCGTGTAATAATTAAAAATGGATTAAAATACCCAGGAAATGAACATTGTGGTTCTTTTGGTTGTGATCCATATGACATATCAGGTACTGTTGACGCGCGTGGTTCTAAAGGATCACTTCACGGATTAACAAAGTTTTCAATGGAAGATGTACCTAATAGTATGTTTTTTTTAGAATACATAGCAAGACCACAGACTGCTGAGATATTTTTCGAAGATGTTCTTATGGCTTGTGTATTTTATGGAATGCCTATATTAGCAGAAAATAATAAACCTAGACTTTTATATCATTTTAAAAGAAGAGGTTATAGAGGTTATTCTATGAATAGACCAGATAAAGTATATATGAAATTATCTGTAACAGAAAGAGAAATAGGTGGAATACCTAATTCAAGTCAAGATATAAAACAAGCTCATGCGGCTGCTATAGAATCCTATATTGAAAATTATGTAGGTAAATTAGACGAAGGTTATGGAAACGTATATTTTCAAAAAACTTTAGAAGATTGGTCTAGATTTGATATAAATGATAGAACAAAACACGATGCTTCTATTAGTTCAGGTTTAGCAATAATGGCTTGTAATAAAAATCTTTACACGCCAGTTTTTAAAAGAAAATTAGAAGTTAAAAACCTTGGTTTTAAAAAATATGACAATAAAGGATTTAGTTCAAAAATAATAAGATAAATGATTTACACTAATTACGCAGGTTCGTTTCCTAGTCAGGTAGTATCTGATGAAGAAAAGCAAAGTTATGATTATGGTTACGCCGTAGGACGAGCTATTGAAGGAGAGTGGTTTTCTGGAGATAGAGGGGGTTTAGGTAATAGATACCAGAACAGCTGGTTAAATTTTCATAGATTAAGACTTTACGCAAGAGGTGAACAACCTGTACAAAAATACAAAGATGAATTAGCTGTCAATGGCGATTTATCTTATTTAAATTTAGACTGGAAACCAGTACCTATTATACCTAAGTTTGTAGATATAATAGTTAATGGTATGTCTCAAAAAATATTTGACATTAAAGCTTTTGCTCAAGATCCTGAATCTTTAAAGCAAAGAACAAAATATGCAGACGCTATAATGCGAGATATGTATGCTAAAGAAATAATTGAAGCAACTAATCAAGCTACTGGTATGAATTTTTTCAATACCAATGATCCTAATAATATACCAGAATCTCAGCAAGAATTAGATCTTCATATGCAATTAAGCTATAAACAATCAATTGAAATAGCTGAAGAAGAGGCTATAGAAAATGTTTTATCTTATAACAAATACGAATTAATAAAGAAAAGATTAATACAAGATTTAACTATAATAGGTATAGCTGCTGTTAAAACAGATTTTAATTTAGCTAATGGTGTTACTGTTAATTATGTTGACCCTGCTAATTTAGTTTATTCTTACACAGAAGATCCTAACTTTGATGATATATACTATGCTGGAGAAGTTAAATCAATAAGCTTAGTTGAGCTTAAAAAACAATTTCCTGGTTTAACAGATGAAGAACTTAAAAAAATAGAAAAATTTCCAGGTGACGCAAATTATACTAGAAATTTTTACGCACAACAAGATTCATATAATCAAGTTCAAGTTTTATATTTTGAATATAAAACATATAGCAATCAGGTATTTAAAATAAAACAAACAGATCAAGGTTTAGAAAAAGCCTTAGAAAAACCAGATACTTTTAATCCTCAACCAAATGATAATTTTGAAAGAGTAGGTAGAAGCATAGAGGTTTTATATACAGGAGCAAAAATACTTGGTCACGAAATGATGTTAGATTGGAGACTATCTGAAAATATGACTAGACCTAATTCTAATTTAACAAAAGTTAATATGAATTACTCTATATGTGCACCACGTATGTACAAAGGTGCTATTGAGTCTACAGTTAGCAGAATAACAGGTTTTGCTGATATGATACAATTAACACATTTGAAGTTACAACAAGTATTATCACGCATGGTTCCTGACGGTGTTTTTGTTGATGTAGATGGTTTAGCTGAAGTTGATTTAGGTAATGGAACAAATTATAATGCGTCTGAAGCGTTAAATATGTATTTTCAAACAGGTTCTATTGTTGGTAGATCTATGACGCAAGATGGCGATTTAAATAGAGGTAAAGTGCCTATTCAAGAGCTTCAAACAAGTAATGGCGGCGCTAAAATACAAAGCTTAATTCAAACTTATCAATATTATCTACAAATGATACGTGATGTAACCGGTTTAAATGAAGCAAGTGACGCTAGCACACCTAGTAAAGACGCATTAGTAGGTTTACAAAAATTAGCTGCTGCTAATTCAAATACTGCATTAAGACATATTATGCAAGGTGGTTTATATTTAACATTGAGATCTTGTGAAAATATAGCTCTTAGAATAGCAGACGCGTTAAATTACCCTTTAACAAGAGCTGCTTTAATAGATTCTATATCTTCATATAACACAGGAACTTTAGAAGAATTACAAGAAAAAAATCTTCAAGATTTTGGTATATTCTTAGAATTAGAACCAGATGAAGAAGCTAAAGCTCAATTAGAGCAAAATATACAAATAGCTTTGCAGTCAGGCGGTATAGATTTAGACGATGCTATAGATATTAGACAAGTTAAAAACATAAAATTAGCAAATGCTTTATTAAAGCAGAAACGTAAAGAAAAAGCTAAAAAAGATCAAGAAAACCAAAGAGCTAATATACAGGCTCAAGCTCAAGCAAACGCACAAGCTTCTGAAGCTGCTATAACCGCAGAAATGCAAAAACAACAAGCTTTAGCAGAAACTGAAATACAAATTGAAACCTCTAAAATGCAATTAGAAATAAAGAAAATGTTACAAGAGGCGGAAATAAAGAAAGGTTTGATGGCTGAGGAATTTCAATACAATATGCAGTTAGCAAAAATAAAAGCTGATGCAGAGACTCAAAAAGAACAAGAAATAGAAAATAGAAAAGATAATAGAATAAAAATGCAGGGTTCTCAAGAGTCAAAACTAATAGATCAAAGAAAAAATAATACATTACCTCAAGATTTTGAATCCGCTGGATTTGATAATTTAGGTGGTTTCGGGTTAGAACAATTTGACCCTAGATAAAAAAAATTGTAAATTTTTAATTATATTATATTATGTCAGAAAAAAACAATGAACCTGTAAAACAGGAAGGAGATTTTAAAATTAAATCTAAAAAAAGAGTTCCTAAAAAACTTACAACACCAGAAGAAACAATTAAAATGGATATGGCTTCTGCTAAAAAAGAGGAACCTGCAAAAATAGATTTATCAAAAACAAAAGAAAAACAAGATGCCGTTCAAAAGCAAGAAACAGAGAGCAGCGTGTTACGCGAAGAAGGATCCGAGGTGGGATTGCAAAAAGTGGGACAAACACACGAAGAGCCCGCTGAGACTGTTATTAAAGAAATACCAGTAGAAGAAAACAAAGAAGAAAAAGAAATAAAAAAACAAGTTGAAGAGGCTGTAAGAGATGAAAAAGTTTTAGGTAAACCATTACCTGAAAATATTGAAAAGCTTGTTAATTTTATGGAAGAAACTGGTGGAACGGTTCAAGACTATGTAAGACTAAGTGCTGATTACAGTAAAGTAGATGACACTAGCTTACTAAGAGAATATTATAAAAATACTCGTCCACATTTAGATTATGAAGAAGTTAATTTTTTATTAGAAGATAACTTTAAATATGACGAAGAAGTAGACGATGAAAGAGATGTTAGAAAGAAAAAACTAGCATATAAAGAAGAAATTGGAAAAGCTAAAAGCTTTTTAGAAGATCTTAAAGGTAAATATTACGATGAAATCAAGTTGAAATCAAACGTAAATAAAGATCAACAAAAAGCAATTGACTTTTTTAATAGATACAATGAGGAACAAAAAGTGTTATCCAAACAACGAGAAGATTTTGAACGTGTAACAAGAAGTACTTTTAATGATAAATTCGAAGGTTTTGATTTTGATTTAGGAGAAAAAAAATTTAGATACGGTATTAAAAATCCAAACGAAGTGGTTGACAATCAACTAGACATTACTAATTTTGTTAAGACGTTCTTAAATGAAAAAGGTGTACTAGAAGATGCAAAAGGTTATCACAAAGCCATGTATGCTGCAAGAAATGCAGATACAATAGCTAAACATTTTTACGAACAAGGCAAAGCCGACGCTGTAAAAGACGTTGTTGCTAAGTCTAAAAACATAACTACAGAACCTAGAAAAGAAGGCAATGCTGGAAGTGTTTTTGTTAATGGTCTAAAAGTAAGGGCTATAAGTGGTGCTGATTCTTCTAAATTAAAGATAAAAACAAAAAAATTTAACTAATTAAAAATTAAAGATTATGGCTTTAACACCACAATTTGGGTCAATTGTCCCATCTCAAAAGCAAGAAGTCTTAAATAGCAATTATCTACAGTGGACTGACAAAGCTGCTGCTGATTTTGTAGATTTCGCGCAACAATACCTACCTGAGGTATACGAACAAGAAGTAGAGCGTTATGGAAACAGAACGTTAGGCGGATTTTTACGTATGGTAGGGGCTGAAATGCCTATGACCTCTGATCAAGTAATTTGGTCTGAGCAAAACAGACTACATATAGCTTATACTGGTCTTACACCTGCTTACGGTGCAAGTAATGTTATCAATTTTACAGGTACAGCTGCTGATGTAATTAACGTTATATCTGTAGGAGCTACTATCGTAGTTTTAGATGACAATGGAGTAGAAGCAAAATGTTATGTTAGTGCTACTGTTCCTGGTGGAGCTGGTGTAGGACAAATTACTGCTCTACCTTATACTGCTAATACTTTAGCTCTTGCTGGTTTAACTGGTAAAGTAAAAGTATTTGTATATGGTTCTGAATACGCTAAAGGTTCTTCAACACCTAATTATAGTGCAACTTCAACAGACGGCTATATTAGTGTTGATCCTTCATTTAAGCAATATTCTAACTCACCAATCATTATTAGAAACAAATACGTTGTAAATGGTTCTGATATGGCACAAATCGGTTGGGTAGAAGTTGCAACTGAAGACGGAACTTCTGGTTATTTATGGTATTTAAAAGCAGAGTCTGAAACAAGACTACGTTTTGAAGATTACCTAGAAATGGCTATGGTTGAAGGAGAATTAAAAAATAACGCTGCTATTCCTGCTGGATTAGGTGGTACTCAAGGTTTATTTGCTGCTATCAACGATAGAGGTAATGTACAAACTGGTTTTACTGCTGCTGCTGGAATTGATGCTTTTGATGCAATTCTTAAAAACTTAGACACTCAAGGTGCTATTGAAGAAAACATGCTTTTCTTACAGAGACAAACTGCTCTTGACTTTGATGACATGCTAGCTAGCATTTCTGGCGGATACGCTGGAGGTACTGCTTTTGGTTTGTTTGAAAATTCTGAAGAAATGGCTCTTAACCTTGGATTTTCAGGTTTCCGTAGAGGATCTTATGATTTCTACAAAACTGACTGGAAATACTTAAATGACGCTTCTACAAGAGGTGGAATGGTTGGACCTTCATCAATCGAAGGTGTTTTAATTCCTGCTGGAACTTCAACAGTATATGATCAAATCTTAGGTACTAACATTAGAAGACCTTTCTTACACGTAAGATATAGAGCTTCTCAAGGTGATGACAGAAGAATGAAATCATGGTTAACTGGTTCTGCTGGTGGTGCTTTTACATCTGATCTAGATGCTATGGAAGTAAACTTCCTATCTGAAAGATGTTTAGTAACACAAGCTGCTAACAACTTTGTATTATTCAAAGGATTATAATAATCCATAGGTGATATTTACCCCTGATGTAATTTCAGGGGTAACTATTACTCTTATAAACTATTTAATTATATTATATCATGAAAAAAGAAAAAAAAGAAACTTGGGAAATAAAAGACAGAAGATATATTCTTTCTAATGGAATAGAACCATTGACTTTTACTATCCCATCAAAACATACAAGAAAACATGCTCTTTTATATTTTGACGAAGATAAAAAAGAACAAAGAGAAATAAGATATGCTACAAATCAAAATTCTGTATTTGTAGACGAACAAAAAGGTGAAGCCACTTTAGGTCATATTGTGTTTAGAGACGGTGTATTAGCTGTTCCAAAATCTAAACAAAATCTTCAAAAATTATTATCTCTTTATCATCCGTTGAGAAATAAAAGTTATTACGAATTTGATCCTGTTGAGGTTGCTGTAGATGAATTAGATGTTTTAAATTTACAGGTTGACGCTTTAAATGCCGCTAGAAATGTTGATATAAACATGGCAGAAGCAATAATGAGAGTTGAAGTAGGTTCAAGAGTAAATGAAATGAGTTCTAAAGAACTTAAAAGAGATTTATTAATATTTGCTAGAAATAATCCCGAATTATTTATAGAACTAGTTAATGATGAAAATGTAGAGTTAAGAAACTTTGCTATTAAAGCTGTTGAAGCTAATATAATAGACTTATCTCAAGATCAAAGATTCTTTACTTGGGCGTCAAACGGTAAAAAGCTAATGACTGTTCCATTTGACGAAAATCCATACTCTGCAATGGCTGCATTCTTTAAAACAGATGAAGGTGTAGAAATATTTAAATCTATAGAGAAAAAGTTTAAATAACATGTAATACTAATATAGGGCTCGATTACTCGGGCCTTATGTTAAAATAAAGATATAAAAATGGCAATAAACGTAGATCAAGTCTATAAAACAGTCTTGTTAATTATAAACAAAGAACAAAGAGGCTATTTAACGCCTAACGAGTTTAATAAACTAGCAACACAAGTTCAGTTAGACATAGTTGATGATTACTTTCAAACTATAAATCAACAAATGAGATTGCCACAAAATGATAGCGAATACGGTAATCGCTACAAAAATGTACAAGAAAAACTAGATGCTTTTAAAAGAATAGGTAACTGTACTTATACAGCTCCAACTACAACCTACCCTGGTTACTTTACAACACCAAATTCTTCAGGTGTTGCAACTGGCTCTCAGGTTTTTGCTACTGCAAACAACACAACATCATATCCATTAACATCAATAACACAAGCTCAAGTAGAAACTAGTAATGTTCAAGTAACATTGGAAACACCTACAGGTAGCCCAGGTGTAGCATATGCTAATTTTAATATAACTGGCGGTGCTTTTAATTTAACCGCTGGTGCTATTGCAACTGGAAGCACTATAAGAATAATATTATATCCTCAAGATTTTTATAGATTAGGAACTGTTTTATATAAAGAAGATAAAGCTGTTGAAATGATAGAAAGACATGAACTTGCTTTAATGAATTTATCTCCTATAACTAAACCATCAGATTATTTTCCTGTTTTTGTTTATGAAAACAAACAAATAATAGTTTATCCTCAAACTATAAATTCTAGCATACAAGCTACTTATATAAAAAAACCTGCAGATGTTGTTTGGAATTTTGACTCATCAGCTGGTTATTATGTTTGGGATCCTGCTACTTCTGTGGATTTCGAACTAGATCCTACAGAGCAAAACAATGTTATATTACAAATATTACAATATGCTGGTATAGTTATAAAAGATCCTTTAATTATACAAGCTGCTACAGCTGAAGTTCAAAAAGAAGAACAAAACAAAAGAAATTAATAAGATATGGCAATATTACCACCAAATAATGGATTAATAAGCGAAACAGCTCAACAGTATTATCAAGGAGCGCAGGGTTTTAGAGGTGACAATAGTAATTCCACAAATCAAAAGTTTGTAACTACTTTTGACACTGACTTATATTTAGGTAACTGGGATTCTAATAATGCAGATTATGCTTTAAATAATTTTAAAGTTTACACAAGTCCAACAGGTTTACCAAATTCTTATACAGAATGGAATACTAGTATGTCTGTGGAAGCTGACAATAAAACAGTAGTTTTAGCAGCGGCACCTGGTGCTGATGCTTTTATAGTAGTTCAATTAACTATTTTAACAGGTGGTAAATATGGATTAGATGAATCACAAAAAGCATATGGCGAAGCTACTGAAGATAATTACGGTAGTTATCAATACATAAAATTAAATGATATTATAAATAATTTTCAAGTTGGATATGTCGGACAAGATAAATTATTGCCAAATGCTAAAAGAAGTGATATTATTTTCTTCGCAAAAAGAGCAATGCAGGAGTTTAGTTACGATACATTAAAAAGTATTAAATCATCTGAATTAACAATACCTTCTAATTTAACACTTGTCTTACCTCAAGATTATGTTAATTACGTTAGATGCTCTTGGATTGATGATTTAGGTGTAAAACATATTATATATCCTGCAGACAACATTACTATAAGTCCATATTATACTCAAGCTCAAGATTCAGAGGGTATACCGACTCAGGATAATTTTGGTAACGATCTTGAAGGTACATCAATTATTCAACACAGATGGCATAAAGCAGATCCTAATTTGTTAGATGGTATTGTTGAAAACGCATTTACAGAAGAAGATTGGTATGGATATGGATATGGTTGGGGAGGTTTTGGCCAATGGGGTTATGGTCAAATGTACGGTTTAGAACCTAGCGCATCTCAAGCTAATGGTTGGTTTAATATAAATGAAAGAGAAAATAAATTATCTTTTTCAAGTAATTTGGTAAACAAGTTAATATCATTTGAATACATATCTGATGGTTTAGCTTATGATTTAGATAGTAGAGTACCTAAACTAGCAGAGGACGCAATGTATGCAACGATATTATATTCTTTAATATCAGGTAGAATTAATCAACCAGAGTATATAGTACAAAGATTAAGAAAAGATAAAATATCTAAATTAAGAAATGCTAAAATAAGACTATCTAACATAAAACTTGGAGAAATAGTTCAAGTAATGAGAAATAAGTCTAAGTGGATAAAAAATTAATACATGGCAGAAGCTAAAAATAGTTTCATTAAGTCTAAAATGAATAAAGACTTAGATGAAAGACTAATTCCAAATAACGAATATAGAGATGCTTTAAACATAGCTATATCTAGATCAGAAAATAGCGATGTTGGTGCTGTTGAGTCTATATTAGGTAATTCAACAACAGGCGTAACACCGGCTAGTGGTCATATTATAATTGGTGTTTACGAAGATGAAGCTAATAATAGATTATATTATTTTAGAACTAATTATTTTGGAACTGATCCCGCGCCTTTAAACGCTTTGTGTAGTATTGGTTATGTTAACATATTAACAAACAATAGAACAGAATTAGTAAGTGGTAGTTTTTTAAATTTTTCTGGTAATAATAATTTTTTCATGTCTGGAATAAGTTTAATAGAAAATCAATTATTTTTTACAGACAATAGAAATCAACCTAGAAAAATAAATGTAGATAAACCATTAGGTTATTATACTAATGAAGATCAAATATCTGTAGCTAAATTTGCTCCTTATTCTCCACCATCTTTTATAAATATGAGAGCTGGAGCTTCTTATTATGCTAATTTTCAGCAAGTATTAAAACCATCAACAATGTCTGATGCTGCTGATCCTCCAATAGTAGAAATAGGTATATATAAAATATCTCAAGAAAATTTAGCTGTAAAAAAATATAGAAATGGAGATGCAATACCTGAAGCTCAAAATATAGCAGACTGGACAACAGCCGATCAAAACCAACAAGGCAGATGGTGTTATTATGCTAATTATAACGGTAATGGTGTAACATATGGTTTATTATATAACAAGTGGGCTGTTATAGATCCTAGAGGTTTAGCTCCTGTTGGTCATAGAATACCTACTTTAGCTGAATGGAATGGTATTATAGGTACAGCTGGATCTGCGGCTAGTATTTATAAAAGTCAATTTTTATGGGCTTCTGGAGCTGGTAACGATCAACTTGGTACAGATGTTTTACCAGCTGGTTATAGAAACAGTACAACAAGTCCTGATCCTCAAGGTTTTTTAAATTTAACTACAGAAACTAGATTTTGGACATCAGATGCTTATGATTCTTCAAATCCCAATGCAAATGCTTTTGTTAAATTCAATACTACAAATGCTATAAGTACGACGGGTACTAGCGCTACAGTTGATGGTTACTCTGTAAGAGTTTTAAGAAATTCTAATTACACTGGTTGGAATGGAGATCCTGATTATTTATCAGAAAGATTTGTTAGATTTTCTTATAGATTTAAATTTGATGATAATGAATATTCAACTATAGCTCCATTTAGTCAAGATGTATTTATACCTTATCAAGAAGGTGAATTTGTTAATGATGATGAAAATCAAGCTTTTATAACTAGTGTTGTAGAGTTTATGCAGAACTCTATAAACAACGCTGTTTTAAATATTGAGTTACCATGTATTGATATAATAAACAATTATAAGGTAAAAGCTATAGATATAATATACAAGCAGTCAGATACTCAAGCATATCAAGTTATTGAAACAGTAAAAGTAGATTCTAGTTTTATAAACTCATTGAACAATACTAACATTTATCAATACTCTTATCAATCAACTATACCCATAACAACTTTACCAGCAATACAAACGACTAGAGTATTTGATAAAGTTCCTGTTAAAGCTTTAGCGCAAGAAACAAGTGGTAATAGAATAATGTACGCTAATTATCTAGAAGGTCACAGTGCTCCAAATGGATTAGATTATTACGTAGGTGTTGCTGATAAAAGCGCTCAGCAGTTTATAGAATATCCTCAGCACTCAGTAAAACAAAATAGAAATTATCAAGTTGGTATTGTTTTGTCTGACAAGTATGGTAGACAAACCGATGTTGTATTATCTAATTATGATGGTGTTTTAGATTCAAATGGCGATCCTCAACCTGGTTCTAATTTTTATCACGATTACAAACCAATAAGTTTCAGCAATTCACTTCAACCTTGGACAGGTGATACTCTTGCTTTAAATTACCTACAACAAATACCAGAAGGTGATATAGGTATATCTGGTTATCCAGGCGCATATGCTAGGGGTAATTACTATGAAGTAGACACAGAAACTGCAAGCGCGCCAAGTGCATTATATGCTTATTTTAGAAGTTTAGGTACAGAGTGTTTAATAGCAACTGCTAATCAAACAGTTTTTTCAACAACCATATTGTATGCAGATGCTAATTCAAGTGATAATACTTTTAGGGTTTTAGTTGATAGCGGTAATGGTTGGATACTACAAGCTAGTACTTCATACACTATAGCTAATTCAAATAATTATGTACAGGTGACTTTTTCAACAGGAATACCAGTTGGTGATGTTGTAAAGTTTGAAGTCTTATACACATCTGAAAACCTATACAAATATGATACAGGCGCTTCATCTAGTACAAACAGACCTTTATTTCCTGATTTTCCTTCGACATATGCTGATTATTATGCCGTCGGAAAAAAGTTAAAAGGATTATATATAGATTATACAGAAATCACAAGCGTAACAGCTGTTAGTGATTCTAATGGAGTTAGAGGTGTTGAATTTTTTACAAAAGAAGAGGTTGCAACAAACTATTTATTTGATAACACACCAGGAACAAGACCAGAACCTAGTAAATTAGGTGAAATAAACACTTACGCAACTTACGATATAAATGTTTTAGGTTTTTATATTTATAAATCTGTAGTAAAACAACAACAACAAGATTATTATAATGTTTATTTACCAGGGATTATAAATGGTTATCCTATAAAAGGCGAAACAAAAGAACAAAATGAAGTAGGATTTATATCTTTAGTTAATGATAATATAAATAAAGTACCTCGAAATTTACAAGATGTTGGGCCTCAACAAAATCAATTTACAAGTGATGTTGCTATGTGGCCAAGAGTTACTAATATAAATGAAGTAGCTTCTACTACAGTAACTTATTCTACTTTTAATAAACAAATAGATCCAGAAGCATCTTCTGATCAAGTTGATTTAGTAGGTGGTATACAAGATTTGTTTCCAGGTTTAGAACCAGCAAATCCTCCAACAATTGCTGTTGGAGAAATAAACTTTTATTCAATATATAGTTATGAAACAAAACCGTTTATAGCTAAAATATCAACTCAAAAAGCTGTAGGTTTAAAAGAAGGTCAATATACAATACCTGCGCAAGGTAGTGGTAATTTTCCTTATTCACCTGACTTGGGGCTAGCTGTTTACGAAACAGCACCTTATGTTTCACCTTTAGAGTTATTCTATGAATCTTCAACATCTAGTTTAATATCTGAATTAAATTTAGATATAGAAAATGAAAATACAAATATAACAGGTTTAAGTAATTTTAATTATGGATTTTTTGAATCAATGGCTTCTGGTGTTGCAATAACTACAGACTTTTTTCCAACCGCTGGTGGTCAGAATTTAACAAATACTACTTTAGCAGGTTTCACATGCTTTAGTTATTTTTCAAGTGGTCCTAATATAGGTCAATTAGATTCAAGCACGTCTCAAGCAAATAGATTTACAGTTGAAACAGGTGCTCAAACTGGAAGTTACGTTATAAAAACAAATGATAGATTTTACGCAGGAGCAACGTTTGAGTCAGATAGTGTTGCTACTAGAGGTAAATTTTTATTTACATTTACATTTGTTCAAATAGATGGTACTCAAGTTGATCAATCAACAATAATTCAGTTAGAAAATACAACTCCAATATGCACGCCAGCCGTTGTTTATCCTACGGTTACATCATCAAGTGGAGGTATAGTTACACATAACCCTGGAGCAAATCAATCAATGGCGGGTGAAAACGGTTCAGCAAGAGCAAACAGTTTAAATGATAGTGCGCCAACAAAAATAACTTTTTCTTCTTCAAATTTTACATCTGGTTGGACAATAGATAGTGCGGTAAAAACTAATTCTGGTACTGGTGTTACTCAAACAATAACAGAAACATCAACACCTTTAAATTTATCTCAAGTTTTTAACACGTATCAAAATAGTAGTAATTTTCCAACTTATCAAGATGGTCAAGCTACTAGTAGTAGTGGTGATCAAGTTTTTTTCTCACTAACTGCTAAACCAAATGCAAATGGACAATTCCCTGGTTGGGCAAATGAACCAGGTAATCAGTATGAAATATATATGAATTTGACTGATACTTTAGGAGCTCAAAGTACTCAACAGCCAAATGGAACAAGTGCTAAAATAGAATACTATGTAGGAGCTTATCAAGGAACAGGTGTTATAATAAACATGTATAATAATTCTGGTGCTGGTGGGGGTGCTAACGGTTATTCTTCTTTCTCTGGTGCTGCTCAAAATCAATATTATCAAATTCAAAACTGGACACCAAATAAAATATATTTATATATAAAAGCATCAATATCAAGTTCTACTCAAAGCTCTTCTTCCCAACACAGGACAATTGCTGGAGGACGATTTGGAGATAACACAACAGGTGGTACTGACGCACAAGGAAACACATATACTTTTATACCAAATGCGACGGCAAATAGTAATTTCTCAAATCCGCCTTCTTCGCCAACAGCCGGAATGGCGACAGCACCAGTAACTTTTGCTGTATTACAGCCTTTTACAGCTGCCTCAGGTGGTCTAACTACAAGTGAATTTAATACTGCTAAGCAAAATGGATTAAGACCAGGAATGAAAAACACAAACACTCCTAACTATGGTAGTTATGATTATTCAGGTTGTGCTTTAGTTAACTTGCAATTTCAACAAACTCCAGGAAACGCAACAACTGTTGGTGCATTTGAAGTAACTTATTCTACAACTCAAAACGCAGCTTTAGGGACAACTATAGGTATAACAAATCCAAATACTACAACACCTTTTTATGCTGATTCAGGTGGTAGTGTTCCAGGTTATCCTACTGATTTTGGATCACAATTTGTTGGACCAGCATAGTAATAAATTAAAAAAATAAGTAATTATAATATAACATGGCTATAACACCAGTAAAATACTATAACACCTTTGTTTTAAAAAAAATAGTACAAGGAGATGTAAACACTGCTTATAATTGGTTTATTGAAGAATCTAGAATAAAAGGCGGATATAATAATGTTCAAACAGGTCTAGCACCAAGAGCTTTTTTAAGAGCAGAGCAAAATTTACAAGAATCTTTAGGAAATTCTATTATATACTCTGGAATACTTAACTCTAGAACTGGTATAAATCAAACTAATCAGTTTCCTTCTGGTGAAGACATAACTAGAACAGTTGATCCAACAAAAGGCTCTATACAAAAACTTTACGCTGAAGATACTAATTTAATTATATTTCAAGAAAACAAAGTTAATAGAGCTCTTATTGATAAAGACGCCATATATACTCAAGAAGGGCAACCTGTCCAAACAGCGTCTAACGTTGTTATTGGCGCTATAACACCTTATGCTGGTGAGTTTGGTATAAGCACAAATCCAGAAAGTTTTGCTGTTTATGGCTATAGAAAATACTTTACAGACGCATCACAGGGAGCTGTTTTAAGGCTTTCTATGGACGGTATTACAGAAATATCAGCTTATGGTATGTATGATTATTTTAGAGACAGATTTTCAACCTTAAATAATGGTAGAGTAGTTGGCGGATGGGATATTCACAACAAATGTTATGTTGTTTCTATACAATCTAAAGCTAGTGGCATAGATGTAGAAACATTAAGTTTTGACGAACAAGTTCAAGGTTGGTCAAGTAGATATAGTTATGCTCCAAACAACATGGCTAGTGTTCAAAATAATTTTTATTCTACAAATTCAGGAGGAATATATTTACACTACGCATCAAATGTTAATAGAGCTAATTTTTACGGCACACAATACAACTCAACTGTTACTACTATATTTAACAAACAGCCTTCATTAGTTAAAAACTTTCAAACAATAAATTATGAAGGTGGATCTAACTGGTCAATGACAAGTATATCAACTAACTCAGGAGATTCTGGTCTTCCAATAAATGTTTATGTAATGCCTACTACTTTAAATGATTTAGAAAGTCAATTATTTAAAAACGAATTTAAAAGAAAAGAAGATAAATACTTTGCAAACATAGTTAATTCTACTGCATTTGCTCAAGGTGAAGTTGTTTATGGTGGATCTATTTCTGGTATAAAAGGATATACAGCAGAAGTTTTATTTACCGCAACAAACACTGGAGATTCTGGTAATAATGAATTATTTGCCATATCTACAGAGTACAAAGAATCTTCTTATTAATATATGATAAAATTTAATAAAATAAAATTAAAAGATAAAGAAGAAATAAATAAATGGTGGCTGGCTTGGGGCTTAGAAAAACCTCACGATGATTGTTTGTCACCAAATGGTTTTATAATATCAAAAAATAATTTAAATATAGCAGCTGGTTATTTATATTTAACAGATGCTAAAATAGGTTATGTTGATTTTCTTGTATCTAATCCAGAATATAGAGATAAAGACAGAAATAAGCTAATAACAGAATTAATAGATTATTTAGTAAATATAGGACTAAATAAAGATTGTAGATTTATATGGGCCACATCTTCAAACACCAATATAAAAGACAAAGTAAAAAAATTAAATTATAATGTTTTAGACGATAAACATTATGTAATATATAAACATAGATAATAATGGGAGCAGCCTCAGTAATTTCCGCCGGTATCGGTATGATAGGTGCTAATCAAGCTAAAAAAAGAGCTCAAGGTGAATTAAATAATGCTAAGAGAGAAAGAGATAGATTAAACTCTGAATTACAAGCTTTAGAAGATAGTAGACAACCTATTGTAAATCCATATGAAAATGTAACTGATACTTCAGGCAATATAAGTAATACATATGCAAATTTAGGAGTAGCAACGCAAGCAGCTGAATTTCAAGCTGAACAAGCTGAAATATCTTTAGCAAACACATTAGATACATTGAGAGCTACAGGTGCTTCCGCTGGTGGCGCAACTGCTTTAGCCCAAGCTGCTTTAGCAAGCAAAAAACAAATATCAGCTAGCTTAGAAATGCAGGAAGCTAAAAATCAACAATTGTATGCAAAAGGCGAACAAGCATATCAACAATTAAAAATGCAAGAAGCTCAAAGACTTCAAAGTGCAGAAGTAATGGGCAAACAATTTGTATTTGGAGCTCAAGAAACTAGAGAAAATCAAAAACTAAATAGAGTAGCTAGACAACTTGACAATGCAGAAGGTGATGTTAGAGCAGCTAGATCCGCTTTTGGCGCTGCTGAGGGTAATATGTATAGTTCTGCACAAAATTTAGTTGGTAGTATTGGTAGTGTAATAGCAAGCGGAAACAATAACTAAAATGAAAAACATGGGAGCATATGAAAATCCATCTCGCATAACACCTGTTGACACTGGTGCTATGAGCTTTGTTAAAGCTTTGCAACAAGGACAGATGAGCCAACAAAAGGCTTTAGAAGAACAAGAGAAGATAAAACAACAAAAAGATCTAGAGCAAAAAAGAATACTAGAGAGAATGCAAAGAGTTCAAGGAGACGCCGATGTGTGGAATCTTGAGCAAATGAATAAATTAGCTACATCACCAAAAACAAACGCTATTCAAGATGAATTAATGAAAACATTAAACGGAAGAATAGACATTGCTACTCAAGCTCAAATATACTTAAAAACACAATATGGTGATAATGAAAAAAGAAACTCAGCCAAAAAAGCAATACAAGATTATTACGATTTGTTAAATCTAACACAAAAAACCACGCAAAACTTAGTTTCTACAGGTGAATATTGGAGAGAAAACGCAGCTAAAATAGGTAAAGAAGTTACTATAATAGGAGATACAGAAGACGAGATAGCTGGTAATCAGTTTTTAGTTAATGCTTTAGCTGGTATATATTCACAAGCTGATTTTGAAATGGTTTATGATGAAGAAAAAAATGATATACTTATTAAAGTTTCTGGTTATGAACCTAAAAGAATGCAAGACGGTAAGTTAACTCAAGGTGAATATAGAGAAAAATATTTAAGTGCTAGAGCGTGGGATCAAAATGTTACAGAAGGTCAAACATTTTCTTTTATATCAACAGTTCCTCAACTTGTTAGTGAAAGTTTAGAGCGAATGAAACCAGCGGACAGAACAAAAGACAACAACGGACTAGGTATTGTTGGCGCAAATGGTCAATTTCAAGATAAATACTGGACTGATCCTGTTATATTTAGAGATAAAGTAAAAGTAGAAGGTAGCAGTAAATCTAGAAATACCGAAGAAGTCAGACAATACTTAAACATGGATTTGGTTAGACAAGATATGGAATCTATTTTGTCTTCTAAAGTCGCTGGCGTAACGTCAAATGTGCAGCAAGCCGCAAATGGTTGGAACGTTGATTTAAGAAAACTTGATGAAGGTATTGAAAATGAATACCAAAGACTACAACCATCAGATGAAGAATATAAAACAGCTTTATTTGACGCTATAATGAAAGCTAGAACATCTGGCTTGGTTCAAGATTCTCAAGGTAGATGGTATAAAGCAGGTAATAAAACAGTTATTCAACCAAAAGTTAGAACACCAAAAGATCCTAATATAGGTTATAGAGCTAGTTATTTCAACAATATAGTAGTTGGAGGTGATGATAATCAAGCTATAGTTTTAGACAACATGTTTAAAATAGAAGGACCAAAAGGTAGATATATGAGTAGAGATAACATATATGAGAGATGGTTACAAAATCCTAATAATCCAAAAATATCAAACTCTAAAACAAATGAAGAGTTTTATAAAGATAAAGATAAAGATCCTAGAGCCGTATTTAATGAGTTAGCTCCAAAAGATGGTTTATATAAAATAATAAACGGAAAACCTGTTTATGCTGGTGATTATAATTTTGATAGCGCTGTAGGTAGATTAGAATTTGCTTTAGATAATACTACACAATCTGAAAGAAAAGCAATTGAAAATGAAACTAATTTAATGCTTAGAGCTACTAAAATAGATTGGATAAGATCAAATCCTAAGAATACAGGCGAAACTGACGATGACTATATTAAGAGAATGAATAAGGCTTTGAAAATAAAATAAAATAAATGGAAATATATATATTACCAAACGGCGAAGAAGTTGATTTGACTAACATGCCAGAAGAACAAAGAATAATTTTCTTATCTGAAAACCCGGATGCAAAATTAAAAAAAGTGGAGGGTGTTGCAGCAGGTGCAGATGCGATGCCTTCAAACAACCTGTTCGCACCGAATCAAGATGGGGATTTAACTTCGGAAAATTTTTCTTCGGTATCTCTAGATAATTTTGAATACTTTAATCCACAAGGAAACGAGGAGTTGTCTCAAAAAATAGGTGGAGCTATAAGTAAAACTAATCCTGAAGATTTATTAGAAGTTAATGAGTTTGGTACTTTTGAAGACCAAAACGTTCAAAGAGCTTTAGACTATGGTTTTATTTCTGAAGATGATTTAATAAAAGCTGGTTATAAGCAAGATCCTCTTGGTATATCTACGTTGATTATGCCTAGTGATTATGAAAGAAAAAAAGCTAGAAGTAAAATAGGTACATTTCAAACAAAAAGCCCTAATGAAATACAAGCTTATATAGATATACAAAATTTAAATAAACCATATATATACGAAGACAAAAGTCCTAATGACGGATTTGTAGACGATGTATATGGTGATATTTATTTAGAAAACATGAATCAGGTAGATTTTGCTGGTTACATGAAAGAAAAAGGCTATGATGAAGATTTAAAAAGATTTTTAGAATTAGATTTAAATGAAAGATCATATGGTAATAATTATGATCCTGAATTAGCTTATGAGAGAAAAAAATTACAATATCTAAACATGTATATAAATGATCAACTGCAGAGAGATATTAAGCAGCAGCAGTTGATGTATGAACTAGAAACAGGTGTTGATCCAAAAGTAACAAATAAAAAGTTTAATTTATCTCCTGAAAATATAAATATATATCAATACGAAAATTATTTAAGAGAAGAATTTCCTCTTATATCTGCTAAAATGCAAGAGGTTGATGAAAGAGAACAACTTCAGTATAAACAATTATTAGATACAAATGGAAATATTGGCACAGGTAAATTTATATTAAATGTGTTAGGTAATGGTTGGAATGGTTTTAGCAAAAGTGTAAGTGAATTAAGTGCTTCTGCTTATGGTTTATTACCTGGTGATTATTTTGAAGGAGTATCAGAATCTATAAGAGAAGAAATAGCTTTAGAAGCTATGGGTTTTGATTTTGGTTTGACATATAATACTGGTCCTGGTAGATATGTCTCTGGTATTGGAAAGTCTATAGTTGATCAAGAAACAGGTACTAAATACTTGGTAACAGGAGATGGTAGAATATTAGATGTAGATAGAAAAATAGATGCAACAAATTTTTTATCAATAGAAAAAGGTGATGAAATAAGAGAAAAAGCAAGAAAACAAGGTGTAAAAGATAACTCGTTTAGCACACTTGGTGCTTTTGATGCTGGATCTCAAGTTATAGGTGATCTAATTGTTCAGATAGCACTTTCAAGAGGAATGGGTAATGGTATTAGAGCTGTTGGAGGGTTTACAAAAGGTTTAGGTGTTCTAGGTAAAACAAGAAAATTTTTAAAATCTATTCCTATTAAAAGAACAATGTCTGATGCTATAATAGGTCAAGCAACTATAGGTTTCTCTAGAGGATATGAAAATACATTAGCCGAAGCTAGAAAAGCTGGATTAAATGATCAAGAAGCTAAAGAATTAGCAGCTGTAGGATCCATACAAACAGGTATATTATATGCGATAACAGCACCAATATCACCTCAAACAAGAGCAACAGATGCTATATTTGGAAAATTAACAACTAAAAACTTTGTTGCTAACGCCGTACAAGAATATACTAAAAAAGGTAAAAAAGGTTTTATAGATTATTTTAGAACAGGAAATATAGGTAAATTAATAAATCTTGGTGGCGAAGGTTTTAAAGAAATGTTTCAAGAAAATGTGCAACAAATAGGTGAAACTTTTGCTGTTAATAGAAATGTAAACGATAGAGCTGGTAGAAAAATATTAAAAGACACAATGAGCCTTCAAGACTTTATTGACACTAGTGTTTTATCTTTCTTTGCTGGAGCTGTTTTACCTGGTGCGGGTGTCACTGTTGATTTAGCAAAACAAACAGCTAGACAGCTTCTTGGAATGAGCGCTATAGATAGATTTAACGCATTAAGTTTTTTAGCTTATAAAAAAGATTCTGTTAAAGATTTATTAGCAACTCAAGTTTCACAAGGTATTTACACTCAACAAGAGGCTGATCAATTATTAGAAGAAATAAATGCTTTTGATAATAATATAAATAGAATGCCTCAAGATTTATCTGCTGAAGCTGCAACTCAAATATTAGGAGATGTAAATGAAGTAGCTAAACTAAGACAACAAAGAAAAACAGAAGATCCCTCTTTTCACTCAGAAACAGATGCTAGAATAGCAGCATTAGATGAAAAAATAAAAACAGCTTATTATAATGACATAACAAAAAGAAAGTCAGGTATAATAGAAAAAGCTATAAAAAGTGGTAAAATAGAAAATGTCTCTTGGAATGAATTTAATTCTACAAGTGAAGTTGTAGATTTTCTAGTAAATGAATTAGGTTATACAAAAGCAAAAGCTATAGCTACAGCTGGTAAATACGGAACAACAATACAAAGAGGTGATCAGCAATATATAGTAATAAATAACGAAAAAGCAGCTAAAGATGGTAAAGTTACGGTTAAAGAACACGAGTTTTTACACGCCGTAATGTATGAAACAATAAGAAATAATCCACAAGCACAAGTTCTTTTAGGAAAATCTTTATTAGCTGAGGTAATGAAAATACAAGATAAACTAGATAACAACGAGTCTCTTGAAAAAGCTTTACCAGATGAATTTTTATCTGATTTTACTAGTTATATAAATTTTTATAATAATGTTATAAAAGGTTTTGATGCTGATTTAAAAGCTGGTACTATAACTAAACAAGAATATGATAGAAAAGTAGCTGAAGCTGTTGGTAATCAATGGGAAGAAGTTTTAACTCTTTACTCAGATGCTATTACAGTAGGTGCTGTAACATATGAAGCAGACACTTTTACTAAAATAGCAGATACAATAAGACAAGTTTTGCAGTTTTTAGGATTAAAAGATATAAAATTTAACTCAGCTAAAGATGTTTATAATTTTATAAAAGACTATAACTCTAGTATAAATGCTAGAATATTAACAGCAGATAGAAACAAAGCTTTATCCAAAGTAGCTAAACAAGGAGCAAAAGTAGATACTAAAGCTCTTGAAACTGAATCACAAGAATTTGTAGATAAAAACAAAAAACAAGCGCCTAAACAACCTGTTGTTGATAGAGAACCAACACCTGATGAAATAAAAGAAATAGAAGATAATTATACTTTTGACGAAAAGTTTGCTTTAAAAACTAAAAGACCTATATCTAGTGAAGAGTTTAAAGCTAAAGTAAATTCTTTTTATAATAAAAATTTATGGGGTAAATCTACAGGTGTAGATTCTGTTCTTTATGATATTCTAAATGAATATGAAAAACCTATATTAGACAAGGCTAGTGTATTATATGGTAATTTACCTGATTATAGCGCGGAAGACATGTTAGCTGAAACAGCTATTGCTTTAATACCTCACATTAGAAACTTTAATAAAGAATTTTTACAGTTAAGAGAAAAGAAAAGAAAAGAGTTAAAAGAAAAAGGTTTGTCTTCTTCTGAAATTAATAACACGTTAAATAAGCTTGACGAAAAAGGATATAAAAATTCTGAAGGTGAAATTGTATTAGAAAACAATAATCTTAACGGTTGGATAAATAGCCAGTTAAGAAATAAAATGAAAAACGCGCTTAAAACTGGTAACGTTACGAGTCAAAAATTTACAGATGAAATAGACGAAAGATCTACATCTGTAGAAACAACTAGTCAAAGTGAAATACAAGAACAAAAAGAAGAATTTGAAAAAAATCAAGATGAATTAATAACATTATTAACTGATCCTGTTTTTGGTTTTTCAAATAAAGATGGTCAACCTATATTAATAGAAGGAGTACCGGTTGGAGGTGATTTTGCTTTAAGCGCAAACGATCCGTCTATTGCTGTCAATAAAAAGCTTAAAACAGTAACTGACCCTGCAATAAAAAAACAATTAGAACAAGAAAAAAGAGATCTTGAAAGAGGCTTAGAATTAGAAAGCAAAAAGTATTTAACAGATGAAGAAGTTAAAGAACTTAAAAAGCTTAAGTCATTTAAAACCTATAGTGTAGCCTCTGGTGGAATGATAAAAACATATAAAGCTTATTCCCAAGAGATAAATCCAGCAGCTATAATAGCGGCAGAAGTTAGAAGAGAAATAATATCATCACCAAATATAGAAACTTTAGATTTTAGAAATTTTAAAAAGAAATTATCTATTCTTTCACAAACTCTTTCAAGAAGAATGACTTTTCAAAATAGTAAAGATTTAGATTCTTTTATGTTTAATAATTGGAAATTAATATGGGATGTTATTAATAATCCTGTAGATCCAATTACAGGTGAATCAACTTATGCAATTAAAAAAATACCGCCAAGATTAAAAAATACAAATGATCAAGGTCAACCTATTAAAACCAAAGATATAAACGTAGCTACTTTCTTACAAAGTTACTTTGGCATAGATGAAGCTACTAGAATAATTAGAACATATAGTAAAAATCCAAATGTTTTAATAAAAAAGTTTTTACCTGTAGAATTAGGCAGAACTGGTAATAAATTATGGTCAACTGCTTATTTTGACAGAAGAACAGCACTAATGGAGTTATTTGGTGATGTTGTTGTTTTACAAGAAGGTAGAAATTCATTGAGAAACGATGCTTTTTTAAATGAAATATCTAATAAAAATCCTAATTTATATAATGATTTAAAAAATATAAATACTAGAAATAAAGTAATAAATAATTTTGCTACAGGTAAATCTGATAAAATTAAATTTAGCATGAGTAATGGAACTAAAAACAACGCTAAATTAAACTCTTATTTAAGATATACAAATAATACGGCAGATCAATTTTTTACGGCTAGAATAATGGATCAAGCCGCTAGAGAGGTTATAAAATATAAGAAAAGAACAAATAAATTTAATGTACCTGACTTAGGTAAAATGAATGATAAAGCTATTTCTTATTATTTAATAGATAAAATATCTCAAGGTTACAATGATTTTAATTTTAAAAACGAAAACAATAGAAAAGGTAAAATAACTAAAAACGTTTTAGACGTTTCAGATGTTAAATTTTCTATGCAAAATGAAAGAAAGCAATATAGTGATAATTTAAATACTGCTTTTAATGAGATAATAGAAGAAAATACAGGTGTTGCAGTTGAAGAAAGTTTTTCTAAAGCTAGAGCAGAACAAATGGCTAAAAGTATTTCTAATCAAGGAATTTATTTACCACCAGGTGATGCTGACTTTTTAGGATTAATGTATATTGTGGCTTCAGCTAGTGGTACAAAAGGTCAAAAACAAATAGACTGGGTTACTGAAAACTTAATTAAACCTTACTCAGAAGGTAGTTTAGATTTAATTAATGCTAGAAACTCAGCACATAGAGATTGGAAAAATTTATTTGATAAACCAACTAAAAAACTTTTAAGAGAAGATTCTAGCTATTCTGGCTTTAGCAATGATCAAGCTATAAGAGTTTATTTATGGAAAAAAGCAGGTTATCAAATACCTGATTTGGAAAATAAAGATATTTTTAATTTATCTGAAGTTGTAAGAACAAATCCTAAACTTAAAAAGATAGCAAATCAAATATCTCTTTTATCAAAACAACCTAATGGATATATAGAGCCACCACAACAATGGATAGATGGTAGTGTATTAGGTGATGTTCAGTCAATACTAACAAAATTAAATAGAGCTAAATATCTTCAAAAATGGAAACAAAATAAAGATATTATATTTAATAAAGAAACAATGACTAAGCTTGAAGCTGTTTATGGTACACCTTTTGTTGATGCTTTAACAGATATACTTCATAGAATGGAAACAGGTACCAACAAACCTAAAGGAATGAGTAAAGCCACTAGAGGCTGGGTTGATTGGTTAAATGGTTCTGTTGGTGTTACTATGTTCTTTAATATGAGATCTGCTTTGCTTCAAACAATATCAGCTACAAACTTTATTAATATGACATTTAATAATCCTTTAGCTGCTGGTAAAGCTATATTAAATGTTCCACAAATGGCTAAAGATTTTAACACTCTTTGGAATTCTCCTTATTTAAAAGATAGAAGATCTGGTTTGTTAAGTGATTTACAAGAATCTGAAATAGTAGACGTATTAAATAATCCTAATAATAAAACATGGGCACAAAAAACAAAAGGTTTAATATTTTGGGCTCTTAAAAAAGGTTTTATACCAACTAGAGCTGCAGATAGTTTAGCTATAACATTAGGTGGTGTTACATTTTATAGAAATAGAATAAATGATTTAGTTAGTAAAGGAGTAGATTTAGCAGATGCAGAAAAACAAGCAATGAGAGAGTTTTACGAAACAGCTGAAGTTAGTCAACAGTCTGCGGATCCTGCTAGAATATCTAAAAATCAAGCATCAGTTGAAGGTAGATTATTTTTGTCTTTTCAAAATACTCCTCTTCAATATTCTAGAATTATAAAAAGATCTGCAATTGACATAGCTAAAAGAAGAGGTAGTTTTGCTGGTAATGTTTCTAAAATAGTTTATTATGCTGCGGTTCAAAACTTCATATTTAATTTTCTACAAAACGCGTTGTTTAGAATGTGGGACGATGATGATGATCAACAGGTAGATTACACGCAAAGTAAAACTAGAGCCGCAAACGGTATGTTAGATACATTAATAAGAGGAGCTGGTTTATATGGTGCTTATATTGCCGCTATAAAAAATGTAGGTTTAAAAGCTTATGAATTAAGCCAAGATCCTAGAAAAGGTAGAGGTAAAGAATATCAAGTAGTTTTAGAAGCTTTAAATGTTTCACCTTCAATAGGTATTAAAGCTAGAAAAATAGCGAAAGCTTGGCAATCTTATAGTTATAATTCAGAGTATTTTGATTACTACGGTTGGAATCCTTTTAAAAATAAATATGCGCTTGAAGCTTTAACTACTATGACTTCTGCCACTTTAAATATACCTCTTGATAGGTTGATGATAAAAGCAGAGAATGCAATGTCTGTTTTAGACAGTCAATATGAAACTTGGCAAAGAATAGCGTTTTTCTTTGGCTTTAGTAAATGGAATTTAGACTTAGACGAAGATCAAAACCAAAACAATAACACTCCTAACAATCCTTTTGGTATTGATTTTGGAGGTGAAATAGAAGATATAGATCTAGATGTAGATTTAGATTTGGATATAAATTTATAAAAAAAATGACAAAAATACCACAAATAGGCGAAAATACTAAATTTACATTAGATGTGAAAACAATAGGTATAATTATAAGTTTTGTTGTAGGATTATCTACAACTTATTTCACTTTAAAATCTGATATAGCTTTAGCTATGGAAGAACCAAAGCCAGAAATAACTTCATTA